GGCAGTGCCTGCGGGGTCGATGAGATACGAACGGGTTGCACCTGCATATGGTGTGCCGCCCAGCTCATTCACGGGTTTTAGCCCGTAAGGGGATGCTACTGATGCCATTTAAGGACTCCTTGTTTACTTAGAACCTGAACCAAACCCCCTGCCGCCGCTGACTGTGGACTTGCGGTCCGCAAACAAAGGCATACGAGGATCATTGTTTCGCATGAAGTGGTTGTCCACCGATTCCATCTGGTTTTGTGCTTGTCGGTCGTAGTACTCGTCCCGAGCGCGTGCTCGTTCCGCCACCATCTTGCAAAGCATGAGTCCGCCAATTTCGACGTTCCCGGTCTTTGCATTACCTTCAATCATCAATTCTGGATGATCTTCTGCCTTGACAGGCTCCCAGCCGTCGCGCATCTTTCGAGACACGTTGGTGGGTTCAGCTTGCCCTAGTACGTGGGTGGCCACCCAGCGGTAAACATATCCTGGCTCCGGGGTCGGATCAGGCAGTGCCGAGGAAGGCGTATACACATAACGGGTTTGCTTGTCGCGTGACACGAGGTCACGGGGGGTACGGTTTTCAGCCATTTTGACTCTCCAATTTTGCTACTTGAGCAGCATACTGCTGCGGGGTTAATCCAAATTTCTTTGCCAGTGCGACCTGGGTCTGAGTGAGTTGGACTTTCTTGGCACCCGACGAACGGGTCGCGGGGGCTGCAACGGCAGCAGGTCGTCTTGGGGAATCACCCGACCTTGGCTTGTCTTCTGTATCACCGAAAACTTCGGGGAACTTGGACTTCACGCGAGCATCGATTTGCTCGAAATATTCATCAGTGCGGGGATCGACCCCGTTGTTGACTAGTTTTTGATGCAGCCCTAGTGCAAAGCTGGTGACTTCTTCGAACCCGTTGGAACCGAACCACTGGTTTTTTGCCTGCCAGCGCAGAGTTTTTTCGTCCGGTTGAGCCTGTTCAGGTTCGCTTTTCCGCGTTTGTACATCATATTCTTCGGTTTGTAAAGGGGGTGGGCGAAAACTTTTCGCTTGCTCCAACTTCCACTTGGCGTCAGTAAGTGCTTCCTGCGCTGCAATTATGGCGTCAGTGTCAAACGCTTCCTGGGCATCCTTGTACTGGCGGCGGGCTTTCTCCAGCTCGGCTTCCGCCGCTGTTTTGGCCATGGTGCCGTACTGTTCTGACCCAGTTGAAACATACTGTTTTAACTGCTTGTTCTCGTTGATGAGCTGCTGTGCGAGACGCTCGAGTTCTTGCTTCTCGCGCATGGTGGCTTCTTTGGCCCGGCGCTCGTCGTGGCGTGCGTGGGTCAACTCCTTGATGCGCCCTTTGACTTTATCGGAGTAGTTCTCGATTTCGTCGTCCGTGGGGTCTTCCACCTCCCGGTCCAGGGGCTTGCGGCCTCTGTCTTGGATGGGGGTATCGTCAACGACTTCGACTTCTACGTCGCCGTCGTCCTCCACGGACACATTGACCTGGGAGGTCTTTTCGTCATCCAGTTCGTCTGGGAACTTGTATTGTTCAGCCATATCTACTCCATCAAGCGCGGGTTAACCCGCGAGGGTCTTGCACAACAGCATCGACTTGATCGTCGTTAATCAAGCGAAACTCTTTACCGAAAATTTTGAAGCGCGTACCCGAGTAGGTACGTACCAGCACAAAGTCACCTGCCTTGCACCACGCGCCTGCGGGGAACTTGGTAGTGTCTTTGTATGCGTCAGGGCCGACCTTGAGCACAAACAGAACAGTTGTGGCGTGTTCTTCTTGGCGCATGACGGAGGACGCTTTCACCAGATCAAGCTCAGTGCCATCAATCTTTTCAGATATGTCGGGCACCGCACACAGCAGCTTCCAGCCTGTTGGCTCTGGCAGCATGGTTGCTTTCTCATCGTTGTTTGCGTCTTCTGCCGGGGCATCGACGGGTTGGATTGCTTCAGGCAGGGCAAATTGCCCCGGTTCAAGTGCGAGTTCACTCATTGGCTTTTTCAACTTTCTCTGCAAGGTCGATGATGTAACGCTCTGCGATAGCCAGACCCTGAATGGTTCCGCAAAGTTTTTGGTACTCGTCAAAATTGCGACACGCACCACCAGCGCAGTCATCTGCGTAGTTGTTCATGTCGGTGCGTATTTGTTCGCGCAATACGCGTGCGAAATCTTGAATCATTCTTTAGGGTTTTCCTTTCGTGGTTGGTTTTCTCTGCGCTTAGCCAACTGTTCGTCAACCCGCAGCAGGGCATCTCCCAGTTTTTGCTGGTTGTTGAACTGTTGTTCTTTCTTGGACATTTCAAACTTGCCTGCGTTTTCTGCCGCTTTGAGTGCCTGATCTTCTTTGTCCATTCGGTACTTGCCCACCTTTGCCATGGCGTCGATTTTCAGTTTCTTCTCTTCGATGGCCAGCTTGCCAGTAACTTCCTTGTCCTTGATCTGCACTTCTTGTTGACGAATCTGCAACTCTTGCTGCTGCATCTTCAACACTGGGTCTTGGGCTTGCTGCTGAGCCTGCTGCTGTGCGGCTTGCTGTTGGTTTTGCTGGAGCACTTGCTGTGCCGCCTGGGCCATCATCCCTGACAGCGCCACCTCGATCTGCGGGGGCAGCTTCTCGTCTGCTGGGGGCAGTGGCATACCAAGCTGCTGCTCAATTTTTTGGCGGTACGCAAAGCCTACGTGCTCGGCAACGTGCGCCATCATGGCTGCTTGAATCTGCGGTGCCTTGGGGTTTTGGCCGATCAACTGCATGACGATGGGGTCTTGCATGGCCATCATGTGCACCTTGATGTGGGACTCGTGGTCTTGGTAGAAGAACGCTTTGAGCGGCTCCATCTTGAGCGCGGCCATGTTCTCAGACACGGGGTCTTTGGGCTTCTGGTCATCAGGCAGGGGCACGAGCTTGTCTGCGTCCTTGATACCCAGCACCTCCAGCATCTGGCGGTGCAACTGGGGCAAGTCGTAGATGTCCGGGGCCATCTGTGCCATCTGGATCACGGCTTGGTACTGCACAACCCGCTGGCTCATGGTGGCCGCGTTGGGGTCACTCACCGGGATGATGTCAACGTGGTTGTAGTCCTCTTGCTTGGCGCGTCGTGTGGACTTGTCTGGGTCGTAGTCGTACTCGGGGTCTGTGTAGTCCCGAATCAACCCGGCCAGCAGTTGTAGTTCTTGCTTGAAGCTGTAGTGCAACCGGGCCTGGACCGCCGACATCACCTTCAACTGACGCTCCAGCAGGGCCAGCGTGGTGCCCACGGGCGCTTGTGCGCTCATGTCCGAGACCTTCATGTCCGCCGTGGCGGCAAAGCGTCTGCCTTCCTCCACGATGGTGCCCAGCAACTGGTACAGAACGCCGCTTGGCTCTTTGTACGGCAGGGGCAGGATGTTGTCGCGCAGTGCCCCGGAGCCAATGTCTACGTCCCTGAACTCGCCGGGTTGAATCGGTGTGTCGTCACCCTTAATGCGAAGTCCACGAGATTTGAGACCTCCTGGGAGGTTCGACAGCGTTCCTGCATCGACAAGCTGACGCATGATGCTGGTGGCTGACTTGGCAAACCCGCCGATGAGGTGGAAGAGGCCAAAGCCGTAAGCCCCAAAGCCTGGGATGTATTGGTAGTGGACAAAGTGTTGTCGCTTGAGTCGGAGTTCATCGTCTTGCTTCCAGTTGCGGCGGATGGCCAACACATCGTTGGTCCCTTTTATAAGGGTAACTACGTATGGCAGCGCAATACCCGTCTCTTCTCCGTCACCGTCTTTGTCTTGGTAACCATCCAAGTCCAGGTCAACGTGGCACTCAAAAATAATGTAGCGCTCGTCGTTCAGGTCGCTGAACCCGGTCTCCTTGTCCTTGGCCTTCTGGATGTTGGTCTGCTCCCTGGATGGATCGGGCAACTCAACGTCGCGGTAGAACCCAGCTTTCTGGAGCTTCACAATCTCATTCTTGGTCTTGCGCATCACATGGGTGACGCGGTAGCAGGTGTCCAAGTCCGTGGCCCCGTAGGGCAGGATGATGTCTTCTGCGGGAATGAACATCGACACCTGACGGCCCAGGCTTGGGTCGTAGTACACCTTTTTGAACGCGCTGCCAGTGGCTGGCAGGCTCCACAGCATGCGCTCATGTTCTGGTCTGAACTCACGCATCACCTCTGTCAGCTCGTAGTTCATGTCAAACTCAACGCGAACAGCGGCTTCTTGTTTCTGCGGGGTCTGCTTGCCCAGAATTTTGGTACGTACCGGGCCTTGCGCGGGGAAGGTCTCCGTGATCGTCTCAGACTGGAAGCGCACAACGGCTTCGGTAATCATCGGGTGGAACACGCCAGACGCGCCGTTCCACGGTTCTGTGCGCTCCTCGTACTGGAGGCCCAGCAGCTTTAACCCCTCTGTGTAGGCTTTCTCCCAGTCCTTGCGGGAGTTCTTGTCATTCTCAATGTCCCCTGACAAGTCCCCGGCCAGGGTCTCCAAGGCAGACTGGTCCATCTCCTCGGCCAAGTTCTCATTGAATGTGTCGTCTTCTTCGTCGCCTGGGCGGATGGACAACTCCAAGTCCCCGGCGTGGATATTGACTTCCTCGGGGTCGATGATCTCGATCTCCAGCGGCTCCTCTTGCTCTCCCAGTTCGTCGATGCCCTGGGGCTGTTGGTAAAGCGCTTTGTCGATATTGGTTGCCATGTCTGTCCTTAGTAATACGCCGCCTTGCGGCGGAAGTAGATGGGGTCGTCTTTCTCGTCGGTGTCCAAACTGATGAACCCGCCTTGGCGAAACCGCAGCAACGCTTGGGAGGTCGTGTCCACGTAGTCGTCATTCTCACCGTTGGGGAAGGACGCCACCTCCTCGATGACCTCCCTGGCCCAGCGTGTGTCTGGTGCCCAGACTGTACCTGAACTAAACAAGTCTGCAACGGCGTTCAGACGCACAACTTTGTCATTGCCCCTGGAGGGATTGGTCTCTTGCACAGGTATGCCCATCCTGCGCAGCTCTTGTATCAACGGCGCTCCTGCGGCCTTCTTCTCCACGATAAACGCGTCTGGCTCCCACTCGTTGTAGTGCTTAAGCGCCGTGGCCTTCAGCTCGGGGAACTGCATCCTGTCTTTGAACGCATCCAGCAGTATGACCTGCGCGGCATCGTGCTCTTCCTCGTTGTAGAACACCCCCCAGGTTGTGCACGCCGAATAGTCCGCGCTGGTCTTGGCTTCAAACGCCGTGTCCCAGGACTGGATGATGTACTCACAGGCGGGTGGCTCTTCGCCCTCCCAGATGCGCCAATTTTTTCTGGAGATGATGGCCGCGTTGTCGCTGGTGGGCTGCTGCATGTACTGCGCGTTCCAATACTGGGGGTCGATCGACGCTTTGGCCGACTTCAACGCAGCCAGGGGCCACTGCTCTGGCCACAGGGACTTCTCGTCGTCCGTACCTTCGTTCAGTATGGCGGGTAGCTCCACGATCTCCCAGGGCGGCGCTTCGGGGTTTTTGGTCTGGTAGTCGATCAGCCGCCCGGTCAGGTCCAGTTTGCCCCAGCGGGTCATCACCACAATGATTCCGCCCCCTGGCATCAATCGCTGGAGTGGGCCAGTCTGGAACCAACTCCACGCCGTGTCAAACGCTAGACGACTGTTGGCTTTTACGTCTTGTTCCGAGTGAGGATCATCAATAACGAACAGATCGGCACCACGGCCAGCCAGAGCACCGCCGACACCAGCAGCGTAATACTGACCCCCAGCGCCAGTACCCCACTTTCCAGCAGCTTTTTGGTCATCGGCAACAACAGTTCGGGGGAAAAGCTCACGGTAGTCCTCGCTTGCGATCAAATTGCGGACCTTGCGGCCAAAGTCTTCTGACAAAGACGCGGTGTGCGTCCCCATGATGATCTTCTTATTAGGGTAATTACCTAGAAAGAAGGCTGGAAACAGATAAGAGCTGAATTCTGACTTGCCCATACGGGGGGCGATGTTGATGATGACCCGGTTTTTGCGCCCCTCGATCACATCGGTGAAGATTTTGGCCAGTTTCCTGTGGTGCGGACCCACTTTAAACCCTGGATAGACCCGTTTGGCAAAGGAAATCATATCCTGGCGGGCTGCGGCCACCCCGTAGCGCTTCTCACGCTCTTCGAGCATGTCAAAAAGCTCCATCTTCTCCTTGAGAGAAAGAGTCGGGAGCGCCTTTTGGATGGCGGCAACCTCAGTTGGAGAGAGCGTCAGGTCGTTGAGCTTCATCAGCCGCAGTTGTGGTGGATTCTTCTTGTGTGTGAGCGCTAACTTCTATGTCCTCGATTACGGATGCGTCGGTAACGCCCATGAACCTGTTGAGCTTGTCCTTGATCTTCTGGTCGATCTCGGTGTCAGACAGGTCAGCACGCTTGACCTCGATGCGTTCAGTGAACAGCCCGATCTCTGTGACCCGCCCGAGCATATCCAGCGCCTTGAGCCTGATCCGAGCGTCGGGGTGGTTTGTCTCCTCCAGTATCTTGGCCACAGCCATGCCGCGCAGCTCCTTGGCTTGCTCGACAAACTCCCAGTCGTAGGCCGAGAGCATGGTGACCAGATGGCGTACCGCCTCTGGCGTCTTGAGTTGGGTGAGTTGGTGTTTCGTTTCCGCAACAGGTTGTGCGGTGGCCAGCGCGGAGAACACTTTGCGTGCGGCGTTGGCCTGTGCTTGCTCGAGTACTTTCTGGTCGCTGTCAACCCCCATGCTCTCCAGCCACTCGGTGGTCTTGACCTGGGCGTTCAGGATTTCTTCAGGAGACGCCGCATCCAGCCCACGCACGGCTTTGCGTTCGTAGGAATCTACGGGGGGATGAAAATCTATTAAGTGATCCAGCATACGCGCATAAGCCCTTGAACCTGCGATGGGGCTAATGTACACTCAATCCCGGTAGATGTGCAAGCAGTTGCCAGTTGGCCTACGGCCAATCAGCAAAAATGCTCATTTGCTTCTCCTCCGGGGGTTTGTGATTATCCCCCCTCTTCATCCCCTGACTGGCAACGGTCAGGGGACTTTTTCGTTTTGGGGGGTGTTGGCTGGTAGTTCCCCTTTTCCACTTGCGTGTGCCTACACGGCTCCTCATTTAAACCAAGCCTCTCTATTGGTCACCAACACGGCTGGGGACTGACAAGCCAGTTTCCGTTCCGGCAATCTCTCGATTTGTCTCAATCCCCATGCGTGATGGCTCCGGGTCGCCTTCCCCCAGATACTTGGTCCCGAGTCCCACGGGCTTGGCCTACTCCACTACGAATAGTTACAGACCTCCGACCAGCGCAGTATACCACCTGTCAATCGTTGGACAAGTGTTTTGTGGAATTTTTTAAAAAATTTATGGGGGTAGTGAAAAGGATTACAGGAAATTGGGATTATGGCTGGGGAACAGTGTTCATACATGGGCGGGGCTGTGCTGCCTATAAGGGTTGGTGGGGGTAGGGTGGGGTCTAAAGGTTTCAGTTATTGGGCCGCTTCGCCCTGCTCTGAGAGCTATCGTTCTACCCCTCGTGGTAAAATAGAGGCATCGGTTGGGGGAACTCAACCGCTGTGTAGCCCCGCCACTCTGCGGGGCATCCTCATTGGAGTATTCACCATGAAACAATCATTCAACGCTCTCTCACTTCGCACTGCACTCGGCATCACCGATGCCCAGTATCAAGCCGTGAAACCCACGCTCACACTCGCAGACAGTATGTCTGTGACCCTTGCGGCCAAGCTCATTGAGCTGGGCATTGCGGACAAGACCACGGCTCGGCCATTCGTGGTGTTCTACATCGCCGAGGTTCGCAAGGGTGCGATGGCCTTGATCTACGAGGGACAGCGTGGCGTGACCTTTGGCAACGGCAACAAGTACGAGCGACAAGTCACTCGGATTCTGAGCAAAATCTTTGACGATGTGCAAGCCGAGCGCAAGCCCATCAAGGCCAGTGGCAAGGCCGACAAGGTGTCCAAGCTGTTCGAGCAGTGGCAAGCCCTGTCTGCCGCTGAGAAGCGCCGCTTCACTACCCTTCAACTCAAAGCTGACTGACAGACAGTTTGTCTGCGAGTTTTTCCCAGCGGCTTGCCCGAGAGGGTGTGCCGCTGTTTCTTTTCCTGTCAAACCATGCAAACTTTGCATAACCCTAGGAGTTTCACCATGACCAAGCACGACTGGATCATCGAACAGATGCGTCCCAAAACCCCCTTCGATTTCTACTGGGATTTGTTCTTTGGGGACTGCGACCTCGATGACCTGCCCCCTCTGAGCGAAACCACCGCCATTGCCCAGGCGTTCGCCGACCTTTAACCCAACCCATTCAACTCAGGAGATTCACCATGCGTTCAACCCACTTCCCCCTGCTCAAAGATCGTGGCACCCTCACCCTGCCCACTGGTCGCTGGCTCATTCAAGACTACTTCCCCCAATATCCCAAGCGGGACTTCCGCATCACCACTGTGCAGAACCGAGACACCCTGCGCTCTATGTCCTTTGCGTCAGACGCCGCCTTCGAGTCCTGGCTTGAGGTCAACTGCCAACCAGTGCAACTTCCCCTGCTGTGAGAGCAACTTGCAGACGCAATGTCTGCAAGTTTCTGTTAAATAGCAAAAAGTAATACTAAAAAGTTCGTATCACCTATTTAACAACTTGGACACGAGCACAGACACCTCCAAACCCGCATGGATACTAGCGTCCGCCTTCCCGGTGGCTATATATCTATATTTTTATTTATATTTATATATAGGGGAGTGGGTATGTATGGGTTTGCCCCCGCTTCCAGCCTTTGTCTTTTGTTTTTGCGGGCTTTGCTTTTTGCGAATACCAAAAACAACAGATACCTTGCCACCAAATGGGCTAAACCCTTGATGGCATTGGCTTTTTCGCTGTCTTTGCTCGTGTCCATTTTGTTTAATAGGTGATACTTCCGGATAGCACCTTACAAAAACATGATAAATAGCGTATACTTCAAGCCCCACTCACACACGAAAGGCCCACAGCCATGTTTGAAAACAAAAACACCCGCCTTGTGCGACTACCCCCGCGCCTGTTGTTGGCCGAAGCCAACCGCCTGACCAAAGGGGTGCCGTACCTGCAAGGCACGCTATTTAACGCAGTAATGCAGAAGAAGAAACTGGCCCGCAGTCAACGCAACAAGAAGGCAGCACACGCCCGCTTGTGGAAACCCATCATCAACACCGCTAAATACGAGCGCCGAAATGTGCGCGTGATGCACGATTACCAAGCCCGCTTGCCCGAACCGACCCCTCGCCTTGAAGCATTGGGTTTGTATCTGGTGGTACTGGATAAGGTAATCGAGCAACTCGAAGCGCACATTACCTTGGGGGAATACACGCCAGCGCAGTATGCAAAGGAACACAACCTGCCCAATGTGGGGGTGCACTGGTCTGACTGGGTGAAGGAATCCCACAAGCGCAACCTGACCGCAGTCTTTGCCGCACTCCCCCGAACAGGGCGCAAGAACAAGCACCCCTTTGCCCGCACAGTACCCAAGCCCATCTTCGAGAAGCAACACGCCCAACTTGTCAAACGCACAACCAGCGACCTGGACAACGAGCGCAAGCGCTTGGCCGATGACCCGAACGACGGTAACTCATTCAAAAGAATAAAACAGATGATGCGGGTGCTGGCCGTGCTCAAAGATATGAAAGAACCCCAAGCCCTGCCCAACACATGGCATGGGCTGGCCCACCAGAAGGATGAGGAATAAAACTTGCAGACACGGTGTCTGCAAGTTTCCGGTCTGCCGCCTGCCGACTCAGGCGGTACTTTAAGGAGAAGTGAGATGAAGAACTATTGGTATTTGCGTATCGGCACCGACACACTTGAGGAAGCCCAGCGCTTTTCTAAAAAGAGCGATGCGATTAACGCATACAAATGTGTGGCCAAAGAGTTGGCGTTTTATGGGCAGGCCATTGACGCTTCGATTCACATTGCGCCCACTCGTGCCGAGGTCGTGGAGTATCCCGACTATGTGCTGTCGTTGAACGAAAACGGCAGAGTTGTAACTGAGCAAGCATAAGGAGAAGAGAAATGAAGATGCACAACATTTATTTTGTGGAAGTTACCGACACCTACGGAGGCGAAGCCAACTACTCGTGGGTCAAGCGGTTCAAAGTACACGCCAACACCGAGCGAGGGGCCATGCGCAAGGTAGCCCGCCACATGGGGTATGGCGGCGGGACATCCCGAGACTGGGACACGGGCGACATAGCACGCTGGGTGTGGAAGCACGCCTGTGTCTGTGCGTTCGTGCAAGGGTACGAAGACCAAGCCGAGCACTTCATGTATGTCGAGTCAATTTAAACCAAAGGAGAAAGCAAATGAACGAAGTCAAAGCAACAACTGCCCAAGTGGTGTGGGAAATCCTCAACGCCGCACTGTATGACCTGACCAAAGGCAACCCAGCCGATGGCATCGCCGCCATTGAGGAAGCGATTCAACTGTTGGAAGGAGAAAGCAAATGAACCAAGGCACAAACGCCCCAACCAAACCCCAGTTCGAGGGGCAGATAGTCAAGTTCAAGTCACCCCATGCAGATGTGGTGCTGTACGACATAGCCAAGCGCAACGCCAAGTATGGCCACCTTGAGTGGTGGGCGCTGAACGACCCAACGAGTGAGCAGATAACCAAAGGAGAGCAAGCATGACTGCAATGGAACTGTACGAACTGCTGAACAAAGCAGAGATTGATTACGAAATCATTGAGATATTCGAGGGTGCGCGGTTCATCCGCATCGAGGTAGAGGAAGAAGACACAACCGAAGGAGAAAGCAAATGAGTGCAATAGACCTGGACTACGCCATGCTGCACAAGGCAGCGCAACAGATGGAGAAGGAAGGCGGCAGCTTCGCCAAGCACATAGCACAAGCGTTCTATGTGGCAGACAGCACCAACATGGAGACGCTAGTGCGTGCGTTCGACAGCCTGTTCAGTGAGTACTACCGCAAGTACCGCAGAGCACAAATCATAAGCATCAGGGAAGACTACGAGAACGCATGCGACCGCCCGTACACAAGAGGAATGTTTACAAACGAAGGAGAAAGCAAATGAGAGAACCACAACAACACTTCTACGCATCCAGCGTATCGCAGTGGGCAACGACCAACGACAAGCGCGACCTGCGCCAGTTGTTGAGACTCATGGACAAGGACGGGTATCCCTACAACCTGTTCCTCGTGCCGCTGGATCACACCGCCAGCTACGACATCAAGATGTACCAACCCCAAGTCGAGGGCACACAGTGGCTTGGCTTTTTTGAACCAAAGGAGAAGTGAGATGAAACATCAATGGAACACAGGCAGACAGTACGACGAGCACGGCCAACGCATGGTGGCCGAGGTACACAAGGAAACCCTAACGAACGACCCGCGCATTTACTTCAGCGACCTGTCACGCCACATCAATGGCTATGTACCGCTGGGTATGTGGGCACAGACAGGGGACAAGTACGCCATCGAGACGCTGGTCATGACCAACTATGACTTTGGCAACTACTCACCGAGCAACATAACTCTTGAATGGAAGGAAACGAAATGAAGATCAAGACAAGTGAATTAACAGGAGCCGCCCTTGATTGGGCGGTGGCAAAGTGTGAAGGCAACGAAATATCTATTCCTAAAGGATACCTTTGGATTCCAACAGAATGCTATGCAACCTATTGGCAACAAGGTGGCCCCATCATTGAGCGTGAGGGGATTGCCCTCTATCTGTACGGCGGCTCCGAATGGAATGCCCATGTTGGCGGTCGTGAGTCGGTCGGCCCCACACCATTAATCGCCGCTATGCGGTGCTATGTGGCGGCTAAGTGGAACCATGAGGTAGAGATACCAGAGGAGTTGAAATGAACGGACTTGACGCATACCACGATGCCCTGCTCGACAGGCATCTAGACCGACTCGACACAGAGGACACACGCTCTGCACTGGCTGACGCTGAACGCGAACGACTGCTCGACTTGGTTATCCAAGCGCAGGTTGCACTGTCGAGGGACGACAAGGAGATTGCCATGTGCATCTTGAATGAAATCGAAAAGGAACTGGAATAAACACGAGTATGGGTTAGCGGTGTGCCCTCTCACACCGCGCTTTCAATTAGTAAAAACTGGAGAAGCAAAATGAAATTATTGTTTAGCACATTCATGATGGCCGCTGATGTTGTGTACTGCCACCGCGCATGGTTCAGGCGTGAGACCCGCAAGTACAAACTGCACCCTGTTGTTGAGGCCGCGCTCGATGTGTGCCGCCCTGATGACTGGCATCAGTTGTTGCTTGAGTGGCCGCACATATCCGAGGGTGACCCATCCCGCTTGGCATACACACGAGACGAGCGTGCAGGCGAGGCCGACAGACAGACTGTCACGACCATCGGCAAGTATCTGTTCAGGCACTTCAGCGATATGCCCGACCACAAGATGCGTGACTTGGCCGCGCTGTATGGCTCCAATGGCGAGTGCAGGTTCGTGCACACCATGGCTGAGATGCTGCACCACTTGAAGCGTGGGCCGTCATCTTGTATGACTGGCGACAGGGACTACCACTGTGTCGATGGCGTGTTGCGCCATGCCTATGAGGTGTATGACCCGAGCCTTGGCTGGCACATGGCCGTGCGCTTGGAGTTCGGCAAGACTGTGGGTCGTGCGCTGTGCTGTGGCAAGACCTATGTGCGCTCTTACAAGTACAACCCGAATGGAGGTGGCTCACCCACTGACGAGACGCTTGAAGCGTGGCTTGAGCAGCAGGGGTACGACAAGGAGTGCACATGGGGTGGCTTGAAGATCATGCACTACGAGACACGATGCGGCGACACACTGGCACCCTTCATTGACGGCGAGGACAAGTACGCTACCAAGAAGGGCGACTACTTGGTCATCACGGATGACAGCGATGCCGAGTATCAGTGCGACAACACAGGCGGCACAGCCAGTGAGAACCGAGGCACACCATGCGAGGACTGCGGCGACCGCGTGGACGATGGCGATGGGTACTGGGTCGGCCCACACGAGGAGACGATGGTGTGCCAGAGTTGTTGCAACCACCACTACACATATGCGTACAGCAGGCGCAGGCATCAGGCGTACATCGGCAATGACTTTGTGGTGTATGTCGAGTCGCAAGACCAGCACTATGACGAGGACTATCTCGACGACAACGACATCGTGTTGCTTGAGAACGGCGACTACGAGCACACCGACAACGCTGTGGAGATTGACGGCGAGTGGTTCCACATCGAGGACGAGAACATTGTCTGTGACCACAACGGCGACTACCAACTGCTCAACAACTGCGTGAAGTTGGAGGACGGCGAGTACGCCCTGGCCGAGGAGGCGTGGCTGTGCGCCGGGTCTGCCGACTGGTACCTGAGCGATGATGTTGACCCTGTGGTTGTGGATGGCGAGACCTATCATCCCGACTATGCACCCGAGCAAGAAACCGAAGAAGAAGGAGAATGAGTATGAACAAGAAATCAATTCTGTATAAGACCCTGGCCCGTGCGTTGTCGCTCAAGCGTCCGCATGGTGGCGCGACTGTGGCGGGCTTCACGCAGTGGCTGGTCTCTCGCCTGCCTGACTTGGCCGAGGTGTTCACCGATGCTGCTGGCAATGTGCACATTGATATGCGTAGTAGTGACGACCACCGCACGCTGTTCGTGGCCCATGTGGACACTGTGCACAAGGACGAGGGAGCCAACAAGTTCCGCAAGACACAGTACAAGTGGTACGCGGATGGCTCTCAGCTTGGCGCGGATGATGGTGCGGGTTGTGCGATGCTCATGCACCTGATGCACAGCGGTGTGCCTGGGTATTACATCTTCACGCAAGGCGAGGAGCGTGGGGGTATCGGTGCCAAGCACATATCCAAAACATACGCAAACCTACTCAGTCAGTTCCAGCGTGCCATTGCGTTCGACCGCAGGGGCGTGGATAGCGTCATCACGCACCAAGGCTGGGGTCGCTGCTGTTCGGATGTGTTCGGCCTTGCCCTGGCTGATGCGCTCAATGTCGATGAGCGCTTGATGTACATGCCTGACGACACCGGGGTGTATACCGACACTGCCGAGTTCACCGACATCATCCCCGAGTGCACCAACATCAGCGTGGGCTATGACTTCGAGCACAGCGACCGCGAGGAGCTTGATGTGTTTCACTTCAACCTGTTGGCCCAGCGTTGCGCGTTGATCGACTGGGACGGCCTGCCCTCTGAGCGTGACCCCACTGTGCCTGACCTCAAGGACATCCACGACACAGGCTGGAGCAAGGGCTGGTGGACCCAGTACGACAAGGAGATGGACAAGTACGACTACGCTGACATGGTGGCTGACAGCTTCAGTGAGGCCATCGAGGAGGCGCGTGCTGGGTACCCTGAGTACCTGCTTGACCTGATCGCCGAGGCGGCGTACCCCGAGGATGTTGACTTGGCCTTGCGGTTCCTCGACAAGCGGCGTGTGACCAAGGACTTGGTGGACGAGATAGACCGCATGGCCAAAGCATACGACCCCGACACGGCCTTGCTCAATGCGTTCGATGCCCTGTACGCAGAGGCTTGACGGGTGTCATCCCCCCTCCCCGGGGGGACTACTATAAACAAAGGAACATTCATGTTTGAAGAACTTTATTGCGTGTACTGCTTGACCCCCAAGGGGGACAGCTTCTCTTGTTGCCAAGAGAACCATTTCGTGCCGTTCGATGATCTTTATCCCGAAGATCAGGCGGCTTTACTAGAGGAGATGAAAGATGAATGACAAGACCTACAACGGCTGGACGAACTACGCCACATGGCGTGTGAACCTGGAGATATTCGATGACGCGGACAAAGCCGAACTGTTCGATCTATCCTTGCCTGTTGAACAACTGCGCCATGTGCTGCAAGATTATGTGGAGGGGCACATCTACGAGGCAGGCGGGGGCGAAGGCAATATTGCTGTGGACTACGCGTTGGCATTTCTGTCGGATGTGAACTGGTACGAGATCGCCAAGCACATGATTGACGATGCAAAGGCAAAGGCCGAAGCACCCACTAACTTGTCCAACACTTGACAGAAGTTTAATTGCGAGGTACATTTTCAAAAAACGGAGAAGCACAAATGCACTACCACACACCGCCCTACGACACGGGCAAAGTAAAGATCGGTCTGCTGTACAACGGCAGGCCCAGCACCATGACGCGAGACGAAGAGCTTATCCAGGCTGCACTGCTTGGCATACGCCCTGATTGGTGCTACTTCATCGAGAGCGCATTGATCTATGTCGCTGTCGTATTCACCCTTTTATCCGCCATCTTTTTTCTGTTAGCCAAGGACTAAAAATGCCCGACTTACAAACCGCACTCACCACTGCAATCAAGCACCAAGTTTTAACAACAACCATCAACGAATGGGACAAAGAGGAGCAGCAGACCATGCAAGCACAAACACAACCACAGATACAACCCATGCAAACACAAACTCAGATCAACGGCAACAGCAAACTCACCCTCACGGGCAACCTATCCAAAGACATCTTCGTCTACATCAGAGACAACCCTGGCTGCTTACGCGCCGATGTACGAAAGGTGTTTATGGCGGCGGGTTTTAAGGAGGCTTCAATAGGCTCTCTTGTTTCGCAGATGGTGCGCAACAAAATGGTGAGCATCAACGAGGTAGGCAACCTCGAAGCAAAACGCGTTTACTACAAGCCCCTGATTAGCGGGGCCAAGAGAAAAGAGATGAACAAAAAGCTGGGCATAGCACGCGACAAGCCCGCATCAAAGCCCGCAAAGCCCAAGGCGCAAGGCATAGCCGCGCTGGCTCCCGAGCCTACCCAGAGTGCAGACAAAGGCCAGGAAGCGCTGGATAAGGTGCTGGCCAAGCCTGTGCGTGAAGCGCGTGCTGTCTACGATGCGATGTGCATACTGCGTGACCTGGATGTGGGCGAGGCGCGGTATGTGTACGCCGAGTTGCACAAACTGTTCGGAGGTTGAATGGAAACAGTACTGACCACGATTATTTTGGGCGGCATAGGGTTCATTGTCTGCGGCCTTGTGCTGGTAGCACTGATGCGCTTGTGGTTCTGGATGGATGAAAACGAGAGGGGGGATAGATGATTTGGAAAGTGCCGTATATAACACCATTTTTCCGCGCACTGTTTAACGGCACAACAAAGGCGCAAGAAATCAACATAGACCGAGGCGCACCAGATGAATACTGGGCGTGTGTTGGAGTAGACAAAACAAAACTGCCTTGGCTGAAGGAGAAAGCATGATTTGGAAAAAGTTTTGCTATTGGTTGTATGTCAAGTCAGGTCTACGCAAACGAGATGAGGACAACTGGTGGAAAGGCGCTTGCCATGCACACAGCGTTCACGCGCTACATGCAAGGATTCAGTGGACTATGAAGATGCGCCCTGAGTGGACATGGGAACAGGCAAGAGAACGTGTAACAAATCCAAAGTGGTAGGAGAGAACATGAAAGACCCGGAAGACGAAGCATTTGAGCAGTTGGCCTTGAAGCAGGGCCAATGGGAACACACCAGCGGCAACCGCAAACGCCAGATCATGCGCCAGATTGAGCAGGATTTTGCCGACATTGATGATGCAAACAACCGCAAGCGCAATCACACTTTGGAAGAGGTGGCTGTGGAGTTGGAGACAAAGTTCACTTTGCCATTTGGCCGTGACACGATGCAGAGTTTTACAGCATTTATAAGGAGTATGAAGCGATGACTGAGACACAACTGAAAGTTACTGAAAAGACAAGCGCGGGGCTTTGTGATGCCTTGTTCTATGAATTCGATTTACTCCGAAATGGTTTGAGCGATGCTCACAGGGCATCGGCAGTGGCTAAGTTGGCCGTTCAAATTATTAACACCAAGAAGCTGGAGATTGAAGCCGCCGCCTTCCACAAAGCTGGCCTACGCTTTGTCCCTCTTGCTTTGACGGCCAACGGCATTCCTATTGGGAAAGAAAATGCTGAAACAGGCGCTTGATTTCATGCAACAAACTGAGCGGCCCCATGTACACGGCGAAGTCCGATTAAAGATACTTTCTTTGGTAAAAGAGATTGAGGCTGTGTACAAGCAACACGCACGAAAACCAACAGGCAAGTTCTGCGACATTTGCGGCAAAGGCGACATCAGTGACATTCATAAAGTCAAAGACGTCATCAAAGGGTATGAACACCGAGAGCACACGTCACCTTGGCTTTGCTACGGGCATGCAAGTGGGTGGAGCATTTCATACATGCGCTTTGAGGAGGCCAGAAAGATGCGTTTACTTGGTTTAAACAAAACCACTTTTGAAGACAAATTGGAATCAAGAAGAACAGTGTTCAGTGAACCCGTACTACTGGACGAAGAAGTTGATCTGCATTTTGCGCAATACCTTGCAAAACAGTTACATAAAAGGAGTATGAAGAAATGAACAACGAACAAGCATTCCCCAACCCACACCGCACCGACATGACAGGCATGACCCTGCGCGTTTATTTTGCGGCCAAGGCTATGCAAGGACTGTTGTCAGACCCTGGCTGGCGGCATGACATGGACTTTGAAGAAACGGCCCACGCCGCATACAAACAAGCAGACGCAATGCTGAAAGCGAGGGAAGCATGAAATACAGAAAGAAGCCCGTGGTCATTGAGGCCACCCAATGGTTCAAGATGGGTGATCATCCATTGGTTCACAAGCCCACATCCTCTGTGAATTTGGAATGGGAAAGGAGGCAGGGGCTTCCAAAAGGGTCGATTGGCGAAATCCGCATTCTTGAAGGCTGGATGTTGGTAACTCCCGGTGACTACATCATCACTGGCGTGAAGGGCGAACACTACCCTTGCAAGCCCGACATTTTTGAGATGACTTATGAGGTGGCTGAATGACACCGCCCGTGAAAAACTATGTTCCTCTTGTGCCAGACCACAGACTGGTGGAAGTCATTCGAGGGTATATATCAGAACGCTCGGACGAAACAACCCGGCCCGATCTCAACAATGAACACCGCTTATTGGAATTGGCAAGGCTGATTACCGATGAGTGCCAAGCAAGAATCCCATTGTGGGAATTGGAGAAAAAAGCATGACACCAACACCAAAACTGCGCTTTATTGAGCGCGTAGTGCCCGCACCTGAACACGGCGAAAACATTGGAAAAACTGTTCGCATCCTCCAGCAATGGTGGGAGGACAAAAACATAGTGCTGGCAGTACACATAACCGACAAAGACGGAAACACTTTGCCATCACCCAATCGTGGCGAATGGCGTGATGTACCACTGGAGACAGAAGCATGAACGAATTTAAGTCTGGCTTTGGCCTAGCGCCAATCAAGAAGGAAGGCAGCATTGCTGACCCCGATGAATTTACCTGGGAGTGTGACTGCGAAGCCTGTGCGCTCAAGTACCAGAAGTGGAAAGAACGGTTTGACATTCAACAGAAAGAACTGCGAGGTGAGAAATGAAAATAGAAAAAGAATGGACAACGAAAGCGGGGTTCAAAGCCGAGGTGATTGCCACCGACATGGGGCATCGCTGTGGGTATGTGTCCGTGCCAAAGGATCACCCATGGCATGGCAAGACCTACAACGATGTTGACCTTGATGTGCATGGCGGGTTGACCTACGCTGGCATGGAGGATGGCGATTGGTGGTTTGGGTATGACTGCGCCCATCTTGGGGATGCCCGTGACCCCGAATTGATGAGCGACGAATACAAAAATGTTTTGCTGGGGAGGAAGCTGAACTTTGATGGCGACACCGTGAAGACGCTGGACTTCTGTGTAAACGAATGCGAATCAATGGCATGGCAATTGAAGGAGGTGAACACATGACCGCAAAAGAAGAACTTACCAAGCTGCTCATGGAAAGCTATGACCAAGGGGTTAAAGACGGGCTTCAAACAATCCTGCAACTCATCAAGGAACTGCGCCCTGCGATCAATCCGCTGGATGGCATGGGCAAAGGCAAGACCACGCATGAGTGGTTCGACATTTTGGTCAAAGACATTGAGGAGAAGATATGAAAACCTGCGAAACCTGCTCACATTGGGAGCGATGGAATAAAGATGAATATGAATTTAAGGTGGGTATGGGCGAGTGCATGATGGTTGTGCTGTGGTGGGATGCGTCTGAATGGGACGGGGACAAAAACGGCTACAACCGAATCATTTCACCAAAATACAAAGACCAAAAAGCATTCACGCAAGATGGCAGTGATTATTCTGCCGCGCTGTACACACGAAAAGATTTTGGGTGTGTTGAACACAAGGAGAAGAACACATGAAAGGTGGAGCAAGACCGGGCAGTGGGCGCAAGCCCACATTGATTGACGAGCGTAGAGCGTTGAGCCTACACAAGCAGGGCGTATCCATGCGGGAGATTGCCGAGCGGTTTGGTGTTAGCCTACAGGTCATCAAATACTTTTTTAGAAAGCGCAGGAAACAAAATGGCAATGACCCCCGAAGCACTTGTAAAAAAGAAAGTCAAGCAGTTGCTTGACGCCAACGCGGTGTACCACTTCTCGCCTGTGCAAAACGGCATGGGCAGGGCTGGCATACCAGACATCATCTGCTGTTACTTTGGCACGTTCATCGCCATCGAGTGCAAGGCGGGCAAGGGCAAGACCACCGCGCTGCAAGACATGGAGTTGGCCAAGATACAGCAGGCCGGGGGGACGGCACTGGTTATCAACGAGGAGAACATTGAATTGGTAAAACAAACTTTAAAGGAACTGCTATGCGAATAACACAAGAGGACATAGAACGCCGAGTGGCATCCATGACCGATGCCCAGAGAGACCACTTCAAAACGCTGGTGTACGCACTGCTCCAGTGCTACGCCGAGGACAAGCACGCTGCTGTCATTGTGCTGGGCGACTTGAGCGATGAGAGCGCCAGCGTGGTCACAGTCAACTGCAACGAGATGGATGCCGCCACGCTGCTGCTGGCAGCGGACAACTTCTTTAACTACATCAACATGCGTGAAGCACCACCCAAAGAGGCCATGAATTGAGTAAACCATTTGAACGCGCCATCGTGCTGGACTTTGAAACTGCCTGGGGGCGCGGCGTGAAGCTGGGCTTTTCTTGCCAGACCATGGAGGAGTACATACGCGACCCCCGCTTCAAGGCGTGGGGAGTGTCTTGGAAAGAGCTTGGCGGCGAAGCACCCGCAGTATGGGTTAGACGCAGGGACTTGCCCGAGTTCTTCAAGTCAATCGACTGGAGCACCACCGCGGTCATGGCACAAAACGCAGGGTTCGATGTGTCGATCATGGAGTGGCACTACAACGCACACCCAGCGTTCATCATGGACACGCTGTCTATGGGCCGGGCACTGCGCGGTGTGGAGGTGGGCAACAGCTTGGCCAAGCTGGCCAAAGACCTGGGCCTGCCGCCCAAGGGGGACGGGCTGTCGCCATCAGAGAACATACTGGACGAATTGCCTGCGAATGTGGAGGTCACGCTGGCTGAGTACTGCTGCCATGACACATGGCTGTGTGAACAAATTTTCTTTGGGCTTGGTGGCTGGGACTACCCCACAAAAGAACTCAAACTCATTGACATGACGCTCAAGATGTACACACGCCCAGTGTTGCAGCTTGACCAGCAGATGTTGATACAAGCATTAACAGAGGAAGGAAACATACGTGAAGCGCTCCTACAACGTCTTAACATCGATGAGTCTGAGCTGGCGTCAAACCCTAAGTTTGCGCAGATTCTTACAGGCCTTGGCGTTACACCCCCGACAAAAATCAGTAAGACCACAGGCAAACAAACGCTTGCCCTGGCAAAAAACGATGCACTCTTCCAAGCCCTCCTCAATGGTTCGAATGAGGATGTTGCGCTCCTTTGCGAAGCGCGGCTCAAGGTCAAGTCAACAACCGAACGGACAAGGGCACAGCGGTTCTTGGACATCAGCCAGCGTGGTGCGCTCCCGGTTCCGCTTTCGTACTACGGTGCTCAGACTGGGCGATGGACGGCAGCTAAGGGGTCAGCCATCAACATGCAAAACCTCAAGCGCGGTTCGTTCTTACGTAAAGCGATTATGGCTCCCGATGGCTACCAACTCGTTGTCGGCGACCTCTCGCAGATTGAGCCGCGAGTACTCGCGTGGCTGGCTGACTACGACGATATGCTCGACATCTTCCGGGCTGGAGGTGACCCTTACGCGGCATTCGGAAGTCAGATGTTCAACATACCCGGCCTTACTAAAGAGTCTCATCCTGACCTGCGGCAATCTGCGAAGAGCGCGTTACTGGGCTGCGGCTATGGGCTGGGCTGGTCATCGTTCGCGTCACAGCTTCTTACGGGGTTCCTTGGGGCTCCCCCAGTTCGCTACTCGAAAGAGTTTGCTAAAGCACTGGGCGTGGACGGAGAATATGCACAACGCTTCCTAGACTGGGATGAGAACGTCAAGAAGCTGGAGGAAATCCCCCACACCTGCACCACGCAAGAGTTGCTGGTGCACTGCCTTGCGGCCAAGAAGATCATCGACATCTACCGCGCCACTGCGGCCCCTGTCGTGGACTTATGGGGGATGTTTGGCCAGCTTATTGAGAGCAGCCTGTACAACGGCAAGGAGTACACGCACAAGTGCCTGACCTTCAAGAAGGGGGAGATCGTCTTGCCAAGCGGCATGAGCTTGTTGTATCCTGACTTGAAGCCCATCAAGGATGACAAGGGCCGGGTGCAGTGGGTTTACGGCCCCGACCAGACCAAGCTATATGCTGGTAAGATAACGAACAACGTCACGCAGGGCGTAGCAAGATGCGTGATGACAGACGGGATGCTTCGCGTAGCAAAACAGTATCCAGTCAAAGGGACAGTGCATGACGAGCTGATTGCCGTTGTGCCTGACGATGAAGTAGCCACCGCTAAGACATGGGTCTTGGCGCAGATGACTATGGAGCCGAAGTATTTGCCGGGGATACCCCTGGCCGCTGACGGTGGTGCGCACCGTCGTTATGGGTTAGCAAAAAATTAAGGAGTAAGCAATGACAGTTAGACACAGACCACTGCCACACAAGCTGCGTGTGGGCAACAAGACATACTCGGTTGAGGTTGTCGAAGCGATGATCGAGAAGAACCTGATGGGGCGCACGTATTACCCCGACAGAAACATCAAGATCGGACTCAAGAGCAACCGCACCGGGCGTGTGTACAAGCCCGCTGAAATCCACGACACCTTCTGGCACGAGGTGGTGCACGCCATACTGCACGACATGGACGAGGACCGCTTGAACAGAGACGAGCGCTTTGTTACCCGGTTCGCCAACCGCTTGGCCAAAGCAATCGAGACTGCGAGATTTTGATGAATCAAGTCACATGGAGCCATAGCGCTCTCAAGGACTTCGAGGGGTGCGCACGCAGGCACTACGAAGTCAAGGTGCTTAATAACTACCCGTTCCAAGAAACGGAGGCCACGCGCTACGGCACAAGCTTTCACACAGCAGCCGAGGTCTACATTCGGGACGGCACACCGCTGCCCCCTGAGTTTGAGTACGCCACGGCTGTGTTAGATGCGCTCCTGGCCAAGCCGGGGAGGAAGCTGTGCGAGTACGAGATGGGCATCACCCCGGACTTGCAGCCGTGTGACTTCAACGAACCCAAGCGCTGGGTCAGGGGTATCGCTGACTTGCTCATCATTGACGACGACAACCTGACCGCCTCGGTGCTGGACTACAAGACGGGCAACAACAAGTACCCAGACCGTGACCAGCTAAAGCTGATGTCCCTCATGGTGTTCAAGCACTTCCCCCATATCCGCAAGGTGCGTTCAGCGCTGCTGTTCGTGGTCAAGAACGATATGGTCAAGCACACCATGACCGTGGACGAAGCCGATGCTGAGTGGTGGCGCTATCGTGAGCGTGTGGCCAAGCTGGAAGCCTGCTATGCCACAGGCGTTTGGAACCCCACCCGCACCCCGCTGTGCGGCTGGTGCCCTGTGAGATCATGTGAGTTCAATCCTAAACACTGAAAGGAATGTATGTCAACCATAGAACCTAACGCCCCGGCTTTTGGCTGCGCCACCTTGTGCCACGTATGCCGCAAACCTGTAGATATGTCCGATTTTGCTGTCGAACACGACGGCCATGTAGGGGTGCGCAACCAATCATTTACCGTTGAAGGTTACGGGAATATCATCATGCACGCAGAGTGTGCGACCGTGTTGGCGATGCGGTTAATTCACGATGTAATGAAACAAAAAGAGCGCACCGCTCAAACCCCGCTGCGTGTTGTAGAAGCACTTGGCAAACTCAGAAAGGCAAATCATGGCAACTCGTAACTACGCAAAAGAATACGCAAACTATCAGGGCAAGCCCGAACAGATTGCAAAGACAGGCGAACGCGTGAAGGCGCGGCGCATGATGGTTAAAGCTGGCAAGGCCAGCAAGGGGGACGGCAAAGACGTAGACCACGTTAAGCCCATCCGCAGCGGGGGGACAACTACTATAAACAATCTTCGTATGCGCAATCGCAGTTCAAACCGAGGAGACAACAAATGACCTTTGATGATTGGTGGAAGACCCTCACGGTCTCAGAGCAAAAGCTCATAGGCTACAACGTAGCCCGCTTTGTTTGGGAACAAGCGCTGGCGTTAGGAAAAAAATAAACCGAGAAGCAAATGGAAATCATAGACAACAAAGCACTGCTGTTCACTACCCGCAACCCCAACAAATACTGCATCATCCCAAAGCACAAAGTCATGCCCCGCACAGATGGCGGCTTTGATGTTGCAGTCTACTGGGGGTTGGACGAGGCGCGTGTGTTGAAGAACCTTGGTGTCAAAGACGTACCCTCGCCCATTGTGAGGAAGTACCCCTGGCCTGGGCGCTACAAACCCATGGCCCACCAAGTCGAGACCGCTGCCTTCCTGACACTCAACCGCCGTGCATTTGTGTTCTCGGAACCCGGCACAGGCAAGACGCTATCGGCACTGTGGGCAGCGGACTACTTGATGCAGCGCGGTGAAGTGCGCCGTGTGTTGATACTGTGCCCCCTGTCGATCATGCAGTCAGCGTGGGTGGGAGACATCAGCAACAGCATCATCCACCGCTCGGCCATAGTTGCGCACCACCCTCAAGCTAGCCGCCGCATTGAGATGCTTCAGCAGAACTACGAGATCGTCATCACTAACTACGAAGGGCTAAACCTGATAGCCGATGAGATCAACGCCAACGGCAAGTTCGATCTGGTCATTGTCGATGAGGCCAACGCATACAAGACGGCCACCACACGGCGCTGGAAGGCGCTGGCATCCATCATCAAGCCCAACACCTTTCTGTGGATGATGACAGGCACGCCTGCATCGCAGTCGCCTGTCGATGCCTATGGTCTGGCCAAGCTGGTCAACCCGGACGGTGTGCCCAAGTTCTTCACAGCATGGCGCGACAAGGTGATGAACAAAGTGACCATGTTTAAGTGGGCACCCAAGGCAGATGCTAAGGACACCGTGCATGAGGCGCTACAGCCCGCCATTCGCTTCACCAAAGAGCAGTGCTTGGACTTGCCCCCTGTCGTGACAACCACACGCGAAGTGCCGCTGACCCCACAGCAGGCCAAGTACTACAACATGCTCAAAGAGCGCATGGTGGTGCAAGCCGCAGGAGAAACGATCAGCGCGGTCAATGCTGCCGCTGGTGTGTCCAAGCTCTTGCAGATCAGTTGCGGTGCGGCGTACACCGATGACAAGGAAGTGGTTGAGTTCGATGCTGCGCCCCGCCTGGGCGTGCTGGAAGAAATTCTGGAGGAGACCAGCCGCAAGGTGCTGATCTTCGCGCTGTTTCGCTCAAGCATTGACGGCATCCATACGCACCTGCTCAAGAAGGGCATCGCCGCTGAGTGCATCCATGGTGGCGTGACGGCCAGCAAACGCGCTGACATCATCCGCCGCTTCCAAGATACGCCCGACCCCCGTGTGCTGGTCATGCAGCCCCAGGCTACAGCGCATGGCATTACCCTGACCGCTGCCGACACTGTGGTGTTCTACGGCCCGCTGATGAGCGTGGAGCAATACATCCAGTGCATAGCCCGTGCAGACCGCAAGGGGCAGAACTCAGACAAGGTGACCGTCATCCACATCGAGGGTAGCCCCATCGAGAAGAAGATGTTCAAAGCCCTTGGCGGCAAAGTGAGCGACAACTCACTGCTGACCGACATGTTCACCCACGAAATTAAATCTTGAAAGGAGTTGCAAAGCCAAAAAATATGTGTAACATGTCCAACCTTAGACAAAACAAAAAGGAGAAGTAGATGAGTGATGAAGCAGTACCCCTCGACAAATTGGCGAAGGTCTACCGCAAGATTCGTGACCGCATCGCTGTGCTGACACAGGAGTACGACACCCAAGTCGAACAACTGAAGGCGCAGCAAGATGAGGTCAAGAACGCAATGAAAGAGCACCTCAAGGCGCTCGGCGCAAGCTCAGTCAACACGCCGCAAGGCACAGTGATTATGGGCACCAAGACACGGTATTCGACAGACGACTGGGATTCGTTCAAGGAGTTTGTCAAGACCGAAGACGCTCTCGACTTGTTCGAGCGGCGCATCCATCAAGGCAACATGAAACTGTTCCTTGAAGACAACCCCGGCAAGCTCCCGCCTGGACTCAACTCCATGCAAGAGTACGACATTTCCGTTCGCAAGCCTTCCAAGTAACCCCAGGAGAAACCTATGAGCAACGTAGCTCTTTTTAACCCTTCCCAAGTCCCCGCCTTTGCACGCAAAGGTGAGTTGTCCGATGTCGCCAAAGCCCTTGCAGGCGGCGGTGCTGGCCAGTCAGGTGAGCGCATCTCCATCAAAGGCGGTGTGTTTCGTTTGTTGTCAGGCGGTAAAGAAATCGCTGCCATTGAGGAGCGCTACCTCGATGTGGTGATCGTCAAAGCCGCGCCCAAAGTCGCACGTACCTTCTACATGAAGAAGTATGACGGCGAGACCGCAGCGTCCCCCGACTGTTGGAGCAATGACGGCGAGACCCCAGACGCCAAGTCCAAGAACCCCCAGGCCGACACCTGCAACGGCTGCACCCAAAACATCGCGGGTTCAGGCACAGGCAACAGCCGCGCCTGCCGCTACCAACAGCGTCTGGCTGTGGTGCTGGCCAGCGACATCGAGGGTTCAGTCAAGCAGTTGGCCCTGCCTGCCACCTCCTTGTTCGGCAAGGAAGTCGGCGAAGACCGCCCATTGCAGGCGTATGCCCGCTGGTTGGTGGCCCAGGGTGTTGACCCCAGCACCGTTGTGACCCGCATGAAGTTCGACACCAAGGCCGAAGCGCCCAAGTTGTTCTTCAAAGCCATGCGCTGGCTGACCGATGAGGAGTACGCCGAGGCCACCAAGCAAGGCGAGACCGAAGATGCCAAGCGTGCAGTGGTGATGAACGTGGCTGCTCAAGACAGCGTGCCTCCTGCCAACCCCCTGGGCGGCACACCGCCCAAAGCGGCCAAGGCCGCGCCTGCTCCCGTTGCTGAAGAAGAGGACGAAGCACCTGCTCCCGCCCCCAAGGCCAGCAAGAAGCCCAAGACCGAGCCTGTGGCTGACGCGGACGAGGAGCCGACCGTGAAGAAAGAAGAGAAGAAGCCCAGCGCTGTGCCCGGTAAGAAAGACTTGGCATCTGTTGTGGCCGATTGGGACGACGAGTGAGGCCAACATGAAAGACAACAAAGAAGAAACCTTCATGCAGACGGTGTATGTGCTTAACGGCATCACCTATGTGCCGCACTACCGCAACCCCTCGGTCTTTGTCGGCCCAGGCTACCCGCGCTTCACACGCCAGCGTTACTCAGACACCGAACTGCGCAACGCAGGTGCGCAGCAAGGGGGCTTCCCGTTGTGGAAGCGCAGTAACTATGGCGTTGTGACAGACCAGCAACCTTGAACCAGCGGGGGCTTCGGCCCCTGCATTTAGGAGAATCAAATGCATAGCGAACAGAAATTTTGGATTTGTATGTGGGGCATGGTGGTGACGTTTTTGATAACGGTGATGGTGTGCCTCACCCTGTCAGGGTTTGACCGCCGCGACAAGTGGGACAAGGCAGTGAGCAACGGCGCTGACCCGATGGTGGCTACCTGTGCTTTGTACAGCGCGGACACGAGCACCGCCATCTGCACAATCTTGGCGCAGAACCGCAAGTGACATGGCCTACTCAGAAAAAACAATCAACGCGATCATGCGTGCGCCCAAGACGCTGGGGAACCAGCTAGGTCGATGGGCCGCGCACCACAACTTCTCGGTCGTGCGCATCTCCAAAGCTTTGGGTGTGTCCCGCCAGACTGTCTACAACTGGTTTGAAGGTGGCGACATCTTCCCCGCCTATGAGTTTCGGGTCGAGACCATGTTGAAATTCCTACAAACCGCCCACTCAGCCGATGACGCCTGGAGAAAAATATGCGCACACTACAACCTCGAACCCTGACTAACAGCGAACTCATTCGCATTGCGGCAGACGAACTGGACTCACACGACAACATGCCCCGCGAATGGCAGCTTGAATTGCTACGCCGCTTCACAGCGCTGGCCCCCAGCGACGAGTACCCGCCCAAAGACCCACAGCAAATCGACCTGTTTAAATAAGCCGAAGGACATCCATGACCCCGCTTGAATTTCTAGCGGTCGTTTTGCCGTCCCCGGAATACGGGTACTACTGTGCGGCAGAGCTATCAACAAAACAAAAGGAGCACATCTATGTCACAGCGCTTGAGGAGTTTTACCCCACCGTAGATCGTTGGGTCGATGAGGAGAAGAACGTCTTCTTCGCCCTGGCCACGTTTGAGAACAACACCAGCCGCAAGGCTGAGAACGCCGCCTTCGTTAAGTCCTTGTTCATCGACATGGACGGCTACGCATCCAAGCGGCAAGCGGCCCTGGCACTGCACGCCTTTCTGGTGGAGACCGGGCTTGAGGAACTGGGCATGCCCTGGGTGGTGGCATCTGGCGGTGGTCTGCACTGCTACTGGCCCTTCACCAAGGCGCTGCCCAAGGATGAGTGGAAGCTGATCGCTGAGAGCTTCAAGCGGCTGTGCAAGCAGTGCAAACTCAACATCGACATGACCGTCACAGCGGACGCTGCCAGGGTGCTGCGCATCCCAGGCACACGCAACTTCAAAGAGAAGTACCCAGCCCCTCGGGAAGTCAAGCTGATGACCGAAGGCGCTGTGTTCGACCCTGAGATTCTGTCCGACTTGATAGTCAGCAAACTGGCCATTCAGCCTGTGCAGCCCGCCAAGCTGGACTTGCCGGGGAAGCGCCCCGATGCCGCCCCAGTACCGACAGCGACCACGGCCAAGATGTTTGAGAACAGCGTGACCAAGTTCAAGAACATTCTGGTCAAGACCAAGGCAGGCAACGGCTGCGCCCAGCTCAAGCACTTTGTGGAGAACGCCGAGGAAGACGGCATGGAGCCGCTGTGGCGTGGGTGGCTGAGCATTGCCCAGAAGTGTGAGGACGGCGGCAAGGCATCGGCGTGGCTGTCAAGCCTGCACCCCTACCCCCAAGAGCGCATGGAGCAAAAGCTGCGTGAGATCAAGGGGCCGTACCCATGCGTCAAGTTCGACAGCGAGAACCCAGGGGTCTGTGACGGGTGTCAGTTCTTTTCCAAAATCACCAACCCACTTGCGCTTGGGCGCGAAACAAAGCTTGAGACCCAGGCCAAAGAGATCGAAGTGGTCATGCCTGCCGAAGCCAGCGGCATTGCGGCTGAAGTAAAAAAAGTCCTGCGCCCCACGCCGCCACGGGGCTACTCATACGGGACCAAGGGCGGCGTATACATTGACAAGGAGATCGAAGACGCTGAAGGCAACAAGGTAAAGAAGCCTGTACTCATCCTGCCATACGACTTGTTCGTGGTGGACATCCTCAACAACGGCGGTGAACACATTGTTCACATGCTTGCACTCAGGCCAGACGGGCCTGCAACCATCACCATGGCACAAAAGGCTGTGGTGAGCAAAGACGAAACTGTCAAAGCCCTAGCCACCCAGAACATCATTGCGGCGTTCGGTTCGGGCAATGACGCAAACCTATTTTCATATGTGAGAGCCGCCGTGGAAGAATCCAGCACAGGAAAAGCAGCAGTCAAAGTCCCCGCCAACTACGGCTGGCAAGACGACAACACCATCGTGTACGCAGGCAAGATTTACTCCACGGGCACGCCCATCTCGGTGCCCATGCCAGGGCTTGAGAACATCGTGGCCAATACCAAGCCGACCGGGACGATTGAAGCGTGGCGCAATTTTGTGAACCTGCTCATCCAAAAGGAGATGTACGACCACTTGGCCATCATGCTTGCGGGTATTGGAGCGCCACTCATGCGCTTCACGGGCATGTACGGAATGACCTACCACTGCGGCTCTACTGAGTCAGGTACGGGTAAGACGCTGGCGCTGGAAGCAGCCGCCTCAGTCTGGGGCCACCCCACCCACTACCGCACAGGTAAGAGCACATCGCCTGTGGCCATGCAGCAGCGCCTGGGTCTGCTCAACAGCTTCGCCCTGATAACGGACGAGATCACCGCCAAGAACCGCAAAGACTTCGAGTGGTTCCCTGAGTTCTTGCTGGACATGACCGAGGGCCGGGGCAAGGAGCGTATGGAGTCTGGCTCCAACAAGGAGCGCTTGAACCTGTCCACCTGGATGACCAACGCCATCATGTCGTCCAACACCCACGCCGTGGACATGCTGACCGGGGCACGCAAGCACGCATCCGAAGGTGAGCTGCGCCGCCTGTTGGAGTTCATCATGGACCAGCCCCTGACCTGGGAGCCGCACGAGATTGAGATCGTCAAGTCCTTGCAGCACAACTACGGCGTGGCTGGGCACATCATCGTGGACTACATGGCCAAGAACGTGGACTTCCTGGCCAAACTCGTGCCCGACACTGTGCGCACCGCATACAAGGAGTTCAGCGCCACCAATGACGAGCGCTTCTGGATGGCTGGCATCGGCACCATCATCGCTGCCGGGGTCATGATTAACAGCAAGCACGCGGGTGTGATCGACATTCCCATGATAAAAATCATTGAGCGCTTGCACAAGGTGATCGACACCATGCGCGGCAACGTCAAGGGCAACGCCCGCACCGCAGAGGATGTGCTCAACGCCTATACCCGCGACAACTATGGCAAGTTCATCATCGTCAAGCAAATTGAGCGTGGTCGTATCCTGGCAGAACTGGGCAACGGCAAGGAGGTGGACGAGTCCATCACGCGCTCAAGCGTCATGGGCCGGGTCGAGCACGGCTTCACGCCGGGGTACATCGACTACTACATTGAGGAGAGTATGCTCAAGGCTTGCTGCGCCAGCATGAGCTACGGCTACGCCGACTTCAAGCGCAAGCTGGGGATGGAGTGTGCAGTCACTCCCATGCCGAAGAAGGACTTGACTGCAAAAACCCGTGGGCCTCAGATGCGCGTATCAGTGCTCAAGATCAGCAGACCCATAACCGATCTGGAAGATGACGATCCACTATCCGTGGCAGCAGCTTGAGAGGGGGCAGGGGTTCTTTGTCCCCTGCCTCGATGTGGAACGCACCCGCGAGGAAGGGCTGCGCGAAGCGGTTAAGTGCAGATTGAAGGATGCCCGCGCTGTGGTTGGCATCCACCGGGGTTTGATCGGCGTTGTGTTCAGCCGAGGTAACCTCGGGCACTCTCCGCCAGCTTGATGCGCAGTTGCTGCAACTTGTCCAGCTCTTCGCGCTTCTTGTCTGGTGTCAGGTTAGACGCTTTGATGGCGTTCATGGCCTTCGTGATGGTGCTCAACTGCTCTTGGATGTTGCCCGCCACAGCCCCAGCAGCAATCTCTTTGGAGTTCTTTTGCAAGAACTCTCGGGCCTCAGACATGCGCCCGTCCTTGACCATATCCTTGAACGTCTTGTCGATCTGCTGAACTTCCTGCATGCGGTCGTATGTGGCACTCACAATACCAGCGGCATCGTTGGGCTGGAACATGGAGCCGATCACAGGCGTATCGGACAACCGCTTGGTAGCCTGCTCTGGCGTGCCCTTGGGCGGTGAGGGCATGGCAAAGTTTAAGGACTGCGCCAACGCAAGGCCCATTGTCCCGGTGTAACCGCGAACCAAGTTTTCAATCTTGAGCGGGGATGTGCCTGTCAGCATACCAATTTGCTTGGCTACTTCAGAAGTGTTGTCGCGGAAGCGGTACTCAGGCAACATCTGTTGCTCGGCCCTGGACTCGAGTGGGCGCTCGGTAAAGAACGAGTAGTTGGCCACGTTCTCAATGATGGGCTTGGCCAAGGCAGGCATCAGCAAGGATGTGCCGCCAGGGATGGTCTGTATGGCGATGCTCTTGAACGCTTTATACGCTTCTTCTGCGCCGCGCTCATTGGCCATGCTGTTGACCAGCGCCTCTGGGATGCCCTTAAAGATGTAACCAATCTCAAACGGCACCGGGATGCGCAATGGCTCATCCAAGCCTGGGATGCGCACAAAGAAGTTGCCGTACTTTTGCTCGGGCGTGGCGTTTTTGTACGCTTCATCGTCTTGCATCAGCATGGCGTAGGCTATCGCCGTGCCAGACAAAAGCGCTCCTCGGCGCAGCAACTTGCCCTGGATGTCCAGGCGCTCGTTCAATGGCATCTTGCCTGTCAAAGCGCGGTAGAGCACATCCAAACTCTGCACCTGTGCGTTGAAGAATGGGATGGCCGTGGACAAGAACCGTGCCGATGGTGACAGCCCCTTGCGGTTGAAGTTCATGGATTCCAACGACATGAGCGTGGCTTCCATCTCCGACAAGCCCTGGTTGATGTAGGAGTTGTACTGGGCGCGGCGGGTTGCCGCGTCTGCCTCCATTGCAATACCTTCGGCACGGGCCACCAGTTGGCTCAAGCCCAGCTTGCCGTCTTGGAAATCTTTGAGGATGCGGGTCAGGTCTTCGTTGGTGCCCGTGAACACTTGCCCACCCGTGATACCCCTGGCTTCCAGCTTCTCTTTGGTGGCCGAACCGCCCAACTGACGGATAGCGCCCATGATTGGGGTGAAGTTTGCGCCAGACAGTATGGGCGCAGCCACTGAGTCGCGGAACAACTGCCTGACTGGGTACAACGGACTGAGCATGACACCCTTGCGCACCATCGTGGCTGCGTAGCCCATGGCCCGGACAATTGCAGAGTTGTTGACGGGGATACCCGCCATGCCCTTGACCAGCAAATCCGCTGGGATACCTGTCTTGTCGGTCTCCACCAGCACGTACTTGTCTTCGCCCTTGAGTTTGAAGCTGACCACATCAGGGCCAGAAGTCGGGCTGATGAAGCGCCCCAAGCCCATGTCCACCAGATCAATCATGGTGTTTTTGGTAGCTTGGTTGCGCAGCGCAGCGTCCAGCAGCACCGATGTGTTCTGCACAGAACTGGTCAGGAAGTCGTAGATTTTCTGGTCGCCGCCAATCAACTGCTGCAACTGGGGCTGGTCTTTCAGGTTGCCCACCTTGAACGTGCCCTCGCCGCCAATCACCAGTTCAGCGTTGCCGTTGCGCTCTCGGTAGTACGGGATGTAGTCGTTGGTTGCGGCCAGACGCTTGGCTTCCTCTGGGGAGAGAGCGCCTGTGTCTTCCATGAACTTCATCAAGGAGCGGTTGTACTCGTTGTACTGCTTACGCGCCTTTTCAAACACGGCCTTGACTTCCGGATTGCTGTCGATCTGGCTTGCCGCACGCTGGATTTGCTCTTTGGAGATGCCGTAGTTGAGCTTGTCGTAGCCCACGTTGGGGTTCTCTGCGCGTTTGTTGGCCAGATACAGCGTGAACAAGCGGTTGGCTGCTTCGGCATTCATGCCAGGAGCGCCCTTGAGGGTCTCGACAACGCCTGCCAGATTCGGTCCTTCCACGCTTTCAATGAGCTTTTCAATCTGCCCATCAGCCCGCTTGTGGTCAACCAACTGGGGCACACCACGGGCCACCGACTGCTGCACAAACGACATCTTCTGGTCGGCCATGCGCAGGTAGTACATCATGCGCGTACCCTTGAATGGGTCGGCCATCTCACGGGCAATCTTCTCCAGCGGAGCCAAACGGTCAAGCCATTGTGTGCGCCCAGCCAACCCCAGGTTGGACTGTATCTGCTGCCCGATGCTCTTAGGTTTGGCAATCAGTTGGTCGGTTGTGGCCAACGCGTCTTCAAAGCCGGGAGCCTTGGCGGTGCGGTACGTGGCTTCGCCTGTGGCAGCTTCGCCGCCTAATGCTCCCACACCTTCTTGCACATACTTCCGAGCGTTGGCCACGATCTGGCGTACCTCGTTGTCAGTAACGCCTTTGACACCAAATGTGTTGCTGAACCACTGCTTGATGGTTTCAAACAAACGACGCAACGCACTGCGACTGTCTGCGGTAGGTTCGGCACCTGTCTCGGCCATGTCGGCCAGCACTTCCTCAACGGCCACTTCGCGGGACAAATTCTTGTTGGCCCCCATCTTGGCATCAGCTTCACGGCGCACCGTGACGTTGCCGTCGTACAAAGAGTTCATGGTCTTGGCGTATGTACCGCCAAGCATCTCGCGCAGGCCGAAGTGGCCAGCCACTTCGTGCGCAATCGTCAAACCAACGTCATTGCCTGTGTGCAAGTTGGATGCCACTAAATACACGGTCTTGGTGTTGGGGTCGTACACGCCGGGGATGCGCCCAGTAACGCCGTCCTTGGCGGCTTGGTCTTGAATTCGCTGTGGCAGCTCCGACTCGTTCTCAACAACACTGACTTCAGGCGTAATGGCCCAGTCACTTAAGATGCGGTCAACCAAGCGCTTGACTTGTTGCGACTGCATGCCGGGGCCAGCCTGGATGGAAGTGCGGAACACGCCCTTGCGTTCTGCTTTAAGTTCCAAGTTTTCTTCAGCTTCTTTGGCCTTGGTGTATGTCAGCGTAGCGGCTTTGGCTGCGCCTGTCACCTTGGATTGCCGTTGCCGCAAAGCACTGAGCGTGCCTTTGAGCGTGGCTTCTTTGGCTTCCAAGTCTTTCATCAACGGCGTGAGTTTGCCCTTGACCTTGGCTTTGCCTGTACTGCGCAGGAACTGCATGCGCCGTTGAACGTCTGCCAAATCTGTGTTGACCTTCATCAAACGGTTGGTCACCGCAACGCCAACTTCTTCCAACGACACCTGTGGGCGTGGCTGTGTAACGCGAGACCCCAAAACTTCTTTTACCAGCGACGCTTGCTTAACAGGCTTGAGCTTGGGGGCTTTCTCGCCTTTGGCTTTGCGCCGCCTTGCGGCCACCACGGCTTCTGCCGCAGCGCGTCTGTCTTCGGTGTCTCTGCGTGCTTCTTC